TGTTCCAGATGATAATCCATCGGCAATAGAAAAAAGCTGCCCAGCCGTTGATTCAAAAGATAGTGTAGAGTCTGGGAGAATATATTGTCTAATAGAACTAGCGCCTACTCCAGTTCCTAAATAAGTAATATAATTTCCAGTTGTATTATAAGCTAATCCTGATCCATAATTAATGCCAGAAGATGAATTCCATACTGCTATATATCCACTCTGTCCACCAGTTAGTGAAAGATTAGCACCCGTAGATCCTGTCAATCCAGTTGCACCTTGATTTCCAGCTATACCCGTGGCTCCTGTCAAGCCCGTAGCTCCGGTTAAGCCAGTTGCGCCCTGATTACCAGTTGCACCTGTAGCTCCTGTTAAGCCAGTTGCACCAATTTGTCCAGCAATTGTAGAATTATACCAAACCCCAGAAGAAGAGTTGTAAACTAATACATCTCCATCAGAAGGAGAAACAATAACAGTATCAAAAAGTTCATGCAAAGCTGGTTGCTGTGTCCACATTCGAACAAATATACGACCAGAATTTTGTTGAGACCTTGTTACGATTGCTATAGACATTCTAATATTTGGAGGAGCTGGTTCGGTTGTAGTTAATCCACCATCAACAGATGGATCTAACCAAAGAACATCCCCTAATGAATACATATCAGTGTCTAAATGTGGAATTTCTCCAAGAATAGTAACATAACCCTCGGCCCCATCGTCTATATTTTCATATGCAATACCAAGCATATATTTAGGGTCAACTGAACCATCAGCTACAGATTTTGCTATTCTTATACGATCTCCGATTGCGCCGACTGCCATAACTGCTTCACCAGCTAATATATTAATACCAGAATCATTTTTACATATAATTCTAATATCGGGAGCATAATTATCTATCCACTGAATACTGTAATCAGTATCAGTTAATTTTGAAATAATTTGTCCTTCAAGACCGCCAATTGGTATTGGAATACCAGATGACATCCAGTATCCACCAGATGCATTCCAAGAAAGCGTAGTTCCACTAATTGGAACGCCAGTATGTATTGGATACCCCTGAAGCTGTGCAGCATTCCACTGAGCAGTTCCGCTTCCAACTTTAGCAGGAGCTAGTGAAAGAATCCATTGAGGATTTGTATAATTACCAGTTGTATATACAACATTGTTTAAGTTTACATTTAAAGCGTTTCTTTGGATTATTGGCATTTATTTTTTCCTATAAGCCCTAGCTTTATCATTTTAATTTATAAAAATCAATTAAATGTTATTTTTAATGCGCCACTAGAAAATATAAACTGATCGCCTTCTCTAATATTTCTTGGATAAGAAAGCTGTCCGTAGAAAAGTATATTTCCAGAAGATGCATTATCTGCAATAAATACTCCTGACACATTTCCTATATTTCCAGTGGCCAAAGGAAATTGGATTGCCGATAAATTGTGAATGACCATAGAATTACCAGAAGTATATGGAGCAATCCAATTAGTTCCATTTGACGTATATGGTTGTCTTGCATAGCCTCCAGATGAAGGCTCATCGATAATTCCACTTTCAAGATTTCCAGAAACAAAATTCTTAGTTAATCCAATATAAAGCGTAGCAGGAGCCGAATAAGAAGTTCCTCTAAATATATGATTAAGAAGTCCTGATTCAAGATAATTTGTCAATGCACTCATTAAGTTTTCTCCCGTATAAAATAAGAATTATCAATAATATTATACACAAAAAAAAGGCAGACTTTGCAGTCTGCCTTTTTTTAGAAATATTTTTTTTTAAATTAGAAGCTAGCGGCAAGAACACGACGATTATCAAGAACGCCGAATCCTAGTTCAGCCCAGCCATAATAGCCTTGACGCTGATTACGGTGAAGAGCTTCGTCTTCAAAGATTTCAACTTCACGACGAACTGGCATAACAAAGCTGTCACGACTGTTGAGGTCAAGACCAACAACAAGTTCAACATCATTTGTTCCAAGTGAACCACCAAGATCAGAAACAAAGAAGTTCTGGTATTCTTGTCCATCACCTAATTCAAATAGGTCTGTTAAGTTGATACCAAAAATACGTGTTAATGGAGCGCCATCGCTAGCAGCTTGATAAACTTCTCTACGTGAGACTTCATCCAACTGGTCAATACCCCAGTTACGAATGTCTTCGATAGCTTCTGGCGATAAGAACATGTCTGTAAGACGACCAGTTGCAGTAACAGAGTTACCGCCACCGTTACGTCTCATGACTGTCTTAGATAGAGAAATAAGTCTCTTTGTAAATTGACCATTTGCAGCATCACCATCATAAACCAAGATGTTACGGTCAACCGTAGCTGCAAGGATTGTGTGCCAGCCATCATCGTTAATTTTCTTAACGAAACCAGCTTCGAGAACCTGCATAGCACGAGCTACGATGTCCCAACGGGCTTCACGAGCATAGCGTAGTAAGAAGTCAATGCTGTTGGTGATGCCGTAGGTATTAACCATAACGTAATCGCCTTCAACGTGCTTCTCTGGAATACGACCGTGGCCCGGATTGGTATAAGCGGTGTAATCACGCTCTGTACCCGGAGCAAGTAGGTCAAGTGGGAACTCAGGCTGTGAACCCGGTTCAATAACCATTTTTTCATAGATATTGCTAACAACATCACCATACATAATACCTTTACGCAAAGGAAGTTCAAGAGCTTTTGCAATTTCTCTTTGAGCATCAAGTGCTACAGCTTTATCAGAGCTTCCTGAGCGTGTTAATAGATTAATAAATTCTTGACTTGGACGTTCTAGTGACATTCTATTATTCTCCTGTTTCTTATTTAATTATGGAAGATTGATTTCGATTTTAGCGTAGCCATCACCATCTTTGGCAGTTAGGAAACGACCAATTGGTTGAGCGCCAGAATCTAAGAATACTGCTCTTGTTGAAGTAGAAATTAGACCACTATCTGCAACATAAGCATAACTTCCAGCAATTGGAGTTCCGCTTGTGTGAATTTCATTTGTAACAACATATCCCTTGCGGAGAACTGTAACCTTTCCGCCCTTTTGAACTTCATTCTTGTGCCAGTTGATGTGCTGACGAGTCAAATCAAGATTGACCATATCATTTAGGAGAATTCCAACAGGAACTTTTCCTGATGGATTAGCTGCGTATGTAACTACGTTTAGAGATGAATCCATTGCAGCACCTGATGGTGATGTTGAAGCACCAACAATGCCTGTAGCATGACAAACAACGCCGCCACGTTCTGCAACTTCATTCATGAAGAAACTAACGTCTGTTTGAAATTCATAACGATCTGATTTTAAAGCCATTTTAGATAAGCTCCTTTAATTACTTAATATTAGCTGTTGATTTTAGAACTTTATTACTGAACCACTCACTAGCGAAAGATCTTACTGATTCTTCTTCACCAGCATCAACCATAGGGATTTGATTAGGAGAAGCCTCTGCTGTTTCAAGTACTGAAGCATCTGCTTCATTAGCATCCACTTCTTCTTCTGCTTTGCCAACTTTCATTTTATAATCACCATTTGGCTTTGTTCTTGGATAAAGATCATCGCCACTTGGAGAGTAAGTTGGAGCAGCAGGAGTTTCTGCCGGTAGTGAAATATTTTTTACTTTTTTGATAGCAGCAACTACAGTTTCAAATGCTTCTTCAGCAAGTGATTCGAACTGAGCAACTGTGTTATCAATATCTTCTGATGGTATGCCAGCTTCGGCTAATTCAGCTTTACGCTTTTCCATCATTTTTTCTTTTTTCATTTTCTTTAATTCTTCTTCAGTTTCAGCTTTAGCTTTTTTGGCGTCTTCGGCTTCTTTTGCTGCCTTTTTAACCATTTCAGCGTCTTCTTTAGCTTTTACTTTCATCTTTTCTTTTTCTTCTTCAGCTTCTTTCACCTTAGCTTCAGCTTCGTCTTTTGCCTTCTTGGCATCTTCTTCAGCTTTTTTAGCTTCAGCAAGTTCAGCTTTCAAAAGTTCTAGTTCATCAGTCATATTAATCTCCTCAGCTTGTGATTCACTAAAGTTCATATTTTTATTTAAAATAATACTACGAGGATTTGCAGGTTTCTCTACTAATCCTACACCACTAAATGTAAAATTGCGTAAAAGTCTTCCAACTTTATTTCCTTCATACTCACCTTTGCCGCCATAAGCGCGAAGATGTTTGGTTAAAAACGCAGAAGATTCTTCACGTTTTATTATTTTTTGATTTCCCTTTGGGTCAATTAATGCATAATCAAAAGCAGGGAATAAACATTCCATAGAAACATGCCATTTTTCACCACTATCAATGTTTGCAATAATATTGTCCATCCTCGCTTTAAGGTTTTTGTCTGACCAGCTCTTATAAAGAACTGATCCAGTCACGATATCAAAAACCGATGGAACTTGAGACATATCATTAAAATCTGGTAAAATATTACCGCTTTGATCCACAGCATAGCAACTAACCATATGCCCAATGATATCTTTCTCATCATGCATATAATTAAATGGCTTATCTACTGGTGAATTTCTTGCTCTCCACATTTCGGCAGAATCAAAAACATCATCGTTTTTATTCCAGCCCACGCTAGCAAGAATAGATTTTACATAATAAAGATCTTGAAAAGACGGCTCGACTTCTGCAATCGCTTTTGTATTTTTTATATTATTTATTTCTTTATCTGTTGGAGTGTATAAAGAAACTTCTGCAAAGATAGCAACAGAGTTACTGTTTGCTACTGCATCACCTATTCCATCTTTTAATTCTGCTTTAAATACTTGCATAGTAGTTTTTACCTCGTTGAAATATACACACTATTTATTAACTTCTTGCAATTCTAGTAAATCGACATAAGTAGATGCGTATATATATTTCATATCTTCTACTGTGGGTTTTCTATTATTGACATACACAAAGTTTTTTGCTTGCGCGTCAATTTTATTTAAAAATTCAGCAGAAGGCTTGCCACTATTGTCTATTAACTGTTTGATAATCTCAGGAGTTAATTCTATAAACGGTTCAATATTAGCAAGTAAACAAAGTTTGAAGTACTCTAGTTGATCAAATTCGGCTTTTGTTAAAGATCTAACATTCTTTTTTCCGTAATATTCAAGCATCATTGGAGTTACTTCTTCCGCTATTGCTTTTTGTATGTCTACTGCCCATAGTACAGCAGCAGTTTCTCCGATTGTTTTGGTTTTTCTTTTTATTTGGTCTTTTTCTCCAGATGGTCTTCCTCCTTGCGGAGCTGGAGTTGCTTTAGGGGCATCTGGGTTTGGTTTAATTCCACCTCCACCGCCGGGAACTTTTGCCACAGGAGGAGCGGGGATTTTTCTCTTTGGAAGATCTAATTCTTCACGATAATAATCATCTGCCAGCCCATCTTTTGTAACGAGAACTTTCGCTACATCATTTCTAATATTTGGGTTATGATATGGACTTGATTTAAATGGTGTTCCAATATCATTTCTTCTTGATTGCTCTTCTCTTCTCACTCTAAGTCTTTCAATTTCTGGCAATTCTCCAAATCTTTCAAGTAAAGTTTGATCAGATATTACATTTCTATCTGCTAAATTAATCAATAGCTGTTTTTCCGCCGATTCATCGGAAAGAATAATATTATCAAATCTAATTTGTGCTGGAACTTTAAATCCCATTGCTTTTTGTACAATTTTAATTTCTTTATCCCAAAACTGTCTTAATAATACTCTTCCATATTCAAGACGTTCTATAAGTGTTTTTAAAGAAACGTAATTATTTGCATAACTTCCACCACCTGAACTAGATCCAGCCAAACTAGGAGGAATTCCTAGTCCAGCATAAATGCTAGTCAAAACTGGTTCATATTTTTCTTTTCCAAGAAACTTATATGCTTCCGAGGCGCTTTCTTTAAAATCTAATTCTGGACCCCAGATTAAGTCCATTGTTCCGCCACCAGTATTAGAAGCAATAATATCTCTAAGTTTATTGATTACGTCTTTTTTTGGTATAATTTTATGCTCTAGACTACCAACTCGCCATAAACGAATTTGAGAAATAGCCCCGTCGAGGGCTGCAAGATCAGCCAATTTCATTTTTTCAAGCATAATAAGATCGTCAAGGATGGCATAAAGCATAGGATTTGCCCATACTAGCCAATCATCTTTTTTGTAATAAAAAACTTCAATGGTTTCAGGATCAAGACGCAATTGTCTTTTACCTTGTTTGACTTGCGCCTGAATGTCTGGTGGTAATTTAGAAAATGTCTGCTTTCCACTCATATCAGCAGCAGTAAAAGTATCATAAGTAG